TGTGGTGCGGTGGTAATCCATCTGGTTGCCCCATAACTACTTTGTTGAATTGCATAGTCCATAGTCTCATGGCGCGGTATGTGTTTCTGCGTCTTGCAGAGAGATATGCGCCAGCCCTGGCGACGTGCGTGGCATATTCCAAACACGTTGGTCATGTAAATTATGGCGATGATGATGTGTACAATGTTTCTGATTCTGTGTGTGATTGGTTTAATCAAGTTAGTGTGACTGAGGAGTTTGCAAAATTTGGAATGAAATATACGGACGAATCTAAGGAGGATACTATTCTTCCGTATAAGAGTCTGGATGAGATTAATTTTTTAAAACGAAGTTTTAGATTTGATCCCGAAATTGGTCGTTTTGTCGCTCCCCTTGCCATGGATACTATTTTGGAATCTCCCATGTGGGTTCATGGAACAGTTGATGTTTATGAGCTCGCTGCAGTTAATCTCCAGGATCAGGCTTTGGAATTGGCAATACATGGTGAGGAAGTTTTTGATGAGTACCTGCCAGTGTTTTTAAACGCTGCTCGGGTGTTGTCAGAGCGTGTTGAGTGTCGTATTTCTACTTATTATGAGTATCAGACTATGCTCCTCGGGCGTCAGCTCGGCATGAGGTGGTTATGATATTATGCGTGTTTTCCCAGGACTGATGTCTGTAATCTTCAGACTTGCACGCTGGAACTAATCTGGAAACCTCAAAATCAGAGTAAGTTAATTGAGCAAAACTTATTCGATAATCAGGTGCTCACACATCTACGTATTCGTATGGAACCTGAACAAAATAAAGAAAACTTACATGAAATTAAATCGGAGGTTGTCACTTTCTTTGAAGATGGTGAAGTGGCGACTGTCCCAAGTGGAAATGTTCGTCCCGAACCTTTCTACTTAAAACCAGCCGAAGATACACTTGAAAACAGTGTTATTGGCTTTTTGTCTCGACCTATCGAGCAACAAAATCTTTTGTGGAACCTTGCTGACGTCAAGGGGACACAGGTTGGCAATAATTTGGATTTGCCAGCGTCTTGGATGCAGAACACTATGATTAGTGAGAAACTGGCAGGAATTCGTTTTATAAGGTGTAAATTTCGTGTCAAAATTCAATTTAATGCCCAGAAGTTTAATGCGGGCATGCTTGTGGCTTTCTTTGAACCACTTGCAACTCAGCAGACTTTTAGGCCATCAAACGCTGCACATTTTGGCGGCATCACTGGGTATGACCCGGTGTTTTTGGATATTAGCGATAGCACGTCAATGGAA